AGTGGTAAATTGCATGAAATAATAATGGAGGAGAAAACCAATGAATAACCCATACTTACCAATTATAGAAATAACTGTGTGTGTAGTGTTATCACTACTTATTTACTTAATAGTTATGGCATAACAATTTGACAATAAAAGATGTAGAGGTATACTATTATTATTGCGAGGAGATTTACTATGACAATTTATTATTACGATTTAACCGCCAAAAACTTTGGCAAACTATTACGAGAAGATTTACAATCCAACTACGAACTTGGGCACATGAACCCGAGTACTACTATTGAACTAAAAAAAGCTCACCATCTTGTATGGCTTATGAGGCGTATGGTAGACATAGACAAACCAGGCTATGCACTTCTGCCAGACACTTTCAAAAAACTATATGTGCATCAGATACTTCAAGAAGAAAAACCAGAGTTTTTTTCTGATGAGTATGATAACCTAGAACTTGACCATGATGATGACATGTGGAGAGAGTTAGAAGAATGAACATATTTATACTACATAAAGACCAATTACAGTGTGCTGAGTACCATTGTGATAAACATGTGGTAAAAATGTTGTTAGAGACATGCCAAATGTTATCTACTGTGTGTCATGAGCACGGTATGACTACAACCTACAAACCAGTGCACAAAAAACATCCGTGTACAAAATGGGCAGGTAGGTCTTTGTCTAACTGGAAATGGTTACTTCAACTAGGGTTTTGTTTACATAGTGAGTATGTGTGGCGGTACGAGCCTCAGATAGAACACAAATGTTACAAAATATTACAAGAGTTAGAAGAAGAACCACCAAATTTAATTGACTTCGGGTTAACAGAATTTGCCCAAGCCATGCCAGACCAATACAAAAATAAAGATGTGGTAAAAGCCTATCGTGATTATTACATGCACGAGAAAGCAAAGTTTGCTACGTGGAAACACCCATCAAAAAAACCATCATGGTTTAAGGAGGTTAAACATGTCGAAAAAGATTAATGGTATGTCGTCACGGTTTTGGAAGATAATAAACTATCCACCCCGACATAACGTAGAGAGCTTAGTAGAGTTATCTGACAAAAGAAAGAGAAGTAGTAGTTTCTTTCAGCGTATGAGAGATTCATATAAAAAAATAAAAAAATGAGGTGTTACAGTGGAGACAGAGTTTATAGCTTTGTGTGTGTGTACAGTCTTAGCTGTATACCTCACAATGTATTACGATTAAAGTTCTATTTGACAGATTTATATAATAGATTATACTATAATAATAGGGAGGTAATATGTCAGACGAAGCAACAACAGTATGGATAGAAAGTGTAATAGAAGTACTTGAAGACATGTGTACGGATATCAAAGTTTTCCGTGCTGCTCTTGAAGGCTACGACAAATATACTTTAGTAGACAAGTTCGGTGGATACCCGCCACACTATGTCGCTGAAGTACTACTAGAATCTTTACATGAGAAACATGTACAGAAGGAATTAGACAGTTAGGGTACAATACCCGAGGAGGTTATTATGCTGTTAGAAGATATTAAGATTAAGTACAAACCAGATGAGATGTGGGTTGAGTTACACCAAGAAACACATAAAGTAAAAGTGTTTGCGGATACTGCCACAGAAGGCGAAGAGTTATTGTACACACATGACTTTGGTACTATGAAGGTGGCTAAGGCTATAGCCAGAAGTATAGGTGTACCTGTGGTTAAGTTTATTAGAACACAGGTTACATATTACAATGTAGATGGTAGCAAACGAGGCTACGGTAAGGAGAAACACATTGGGGTATTATAAAGAGAAACAAGTTAATTATGAAGAGACTGCTAGGCTACGAGCTGAGGCAGAGAAAGAGAAACAAGAGAGTATTACTATACTTGCTTGTACTAACACCGCTGTAGACATACTGTCACATGGCTTGAACATTGCGGATGTAGAAAACTTAACAGAAAGGTTACTTATGCATAGAGATAAGTTATTGTATGGTGACCAAAATGACTAGATTAATACCAGCCAAATACAAAAGTTATATAAGCCCGTGGCAAATAAGAGAATGGGTAGGGAGTAAAAGGATACATGGAAAACTCGGTATTGAATCTAATGGCATTTCTACTAAAGAAAGACAGAAGAGTAGCATTAAAACACCAACTAAAAAAGGTAAAGCTAGACGTACCGTTTGATGATTTACTTGAAGAGTTATTTCTGTGTGACACTGACTTAACTAAGAATGATTTTATCAATGTAGTTAAAGACAAGTTAAACTCTACACAGTTTAATTTTGTACGAGGAATGCCCGAGTCTGTTACAAGTGCTGTTGGCTTCCGTTCACTGAAACACTTACGTAGTGTAACACAGTTGGGCGAGGTAGCTGACATACTAAAAGGCAGACTAAAACCCGAGACTAAGTTATCTAAGATACAACGAGCCTCTGATTCGCACAAGTTTGTATCTGTAGCTCAGTCAAAATTGATTAGTAAATTTACGTGTGACAAGTCAAGCGACATCTTTAAGTTGTTTTACTATGGTCTATGTAAAGAGGAGTTAGCAGTATTGTGTGCTTTTAGTGGTAGAGGTAAAACCACCGTGCTGCTATCTCTGTTACGGGATGCTATTCAATTAAAACTCAAGACATTATTTGTGTCTATCCAGGATTTTTCTGAGAGTATGCTTAAAGAAAGACTGGATGGGGCAGATGAGTTCCCAGATTTTTATGCCGTGTGTTCTGCATCATTTGGAATACCAGAGCTAGAGGTTGAGGTAGATGCCTTGAGACCAGACATTGTTTTTCTAGATTATCTAAGTGTAATGAGTACACCGCAGATAAAAGAGAAACGATTTCAATTAGAGTATGTGTCTGAGAACTTGAAGAAGTTAGCACAAGAGAAGAACATACTTATAATTACTGCCCATCAATTAAATGCTGATGTGGATTTACCAACTGAACGTGAGTTGCTTGAGGCTAAGGCAGGTCTATTAGCACACACTGATTTAGTATTAGGTATAGGCGGTGACATGTATGACACCGTACGTAACATAACTACCATCAAATCTAGAAGAGCTGCACCTGTGGATGTGTTCAAGATAGATATTGATTTTGCTAACTTAAAAACATTTATGTATTAGGGTATTGAACCCGAGGAGGAACTATGAAATACACTGTAACTTTAACAGATAGAAGGTACTACGAGGTTGAGATTGAAGCTGAGAATGATGACATGGCACATAAGAGAGCTGATGAAATTGACTGGGATTTTTTAATAGCTGAAGGTGCTGATGGTGATTTATATTCTGATGGATTAGAAGTTGAGTCTGTCGAGGAGGCGTAATGGGAGAGCCATTAGAGTATTCAACTATTATAAATACATGCCCATTGAATCAACGTGGAACTTTAGCTAAACACATGTTAGCTTACGAAGTATTACAAATACCTGGTTGGGACATAGCATTTCCAGATAATCCTATATCACATATAGATGCTATAGTGTTTAACCAGGATTTTGTGTACAAGTTTCAAGTCAAACATGTCCACCCTATTTGGAGACAAAGTAAACAATCTAGAAAATATACTGTACCTTTACGTAACCATGTAAAGTACAAGTATAGAAAAGACCAGACACTTAAGGACAGAAGTAAAGCGTACAAGTACTTTAACCATGGTATAGATTGTGTGTATGCCTATGATTCTACAGCGGGGTGGATGACTAAAGGCGGTATGTTTGTGTGGAGTACAACACCACATAAAAGAGACTTGTCTGTGTATACTGTGTCAATTGACCAACCACGTAACAATTCAACCAAGCGGGTATATGTACCCGAATTACAGAATTTTAATGCAACACAACGACAGCATGAACATAAAAGATATGCTAGAAATTTAAGACTAGGAACAGGTAATGGGTAAAGTAGTAGCAATAACAAAATGTCCATACCACGATGACAGTAGTCCGTCTTTGGCTATATATCCAGATGGCTATTATTGTTTTGGTTGTAAGAAATCAGGTAAGTTAGAGCCGTGGATGACTGACCTTGTAACTAAGGAAGACTCACGTCCTAAATACAAAACAGAATTAAACAGGGATAAATTTAACATAGACTACAATAACAATGTAAAAAGTTTCTTTGAGGAACGTGGTATTTCAATCAAACTAGCACAGCTGTACGGCATCACGGCTAATAGTACACAATTGTGTATCCCTGCCTATGATTTTGATGGGAGTGTACATGGACATCAGATACGTAATCTTTTTTCTGGTCCTAAGTATAAGTCTATACCATACAAAGAAAAGTATGCACGGTACAGTTGGATTGATATGCAAGTTGTGTCGGACATGCCTATCAAAGGACAACCTGTTTGTATTATAGTTGAGTCTGTGGTTGATGCATTATGTGTGGCTAAGCTAGGTCTACCTGCAATGGCATTACTAGGTACAAATATGCCTACAGAAATCATACCATTTTTTAGTGATTACAAAGTGCTTGTATTATTTGACCCTGATGCTACAGTTATCAGTTCATATTTGCAAGACGTAATAGGTGCATACGGCATAGATACTAGGTCGGTACCATTAATAAGAAAACCTTACGAGATAGACCCCTTACACTTATACAAAGGCATACTCGAGGCAGCAAAATGAGAGGAGATATTATGACATACTATATAGAGAAATGTACTAAAGAAATTATGACAGGACTAGAGTTAGATAAACGCCCCGATACGGATACGTTAGCAACTAAGTTGGTTATACAAAGGATACTACACAGGAACATAGACGAACTATTCAAAGTATTATTGGAGTCACAAAAAAAGAATGAAGTATAAAGTACGAAGTGGTACAAGTAAAAAGATTGTGTTAGTTATCATAGATAAACCTGCTAAGTCTTATGAAGCAAATCCTCATAAAACAAAGATAGGTGATGACTTACTCAGTATATGCAATGTGTACTTACCTAAGTTAGAGGTACGTTGTTTGTCGGCTGTACCTGTGTGGGTAGAGAAGATAAGTATAAAACAAATACGAGAACACACTGCTTCTTTTTGGAAAGAATTAGATGAGATAAAACCTACTGTTATTATATCAATGGGTAGTGACAGCCACCGTGCTCTCGCAGAAATCTCGGTTACAGTACCCGTATTCGAATGCGGTAGTATCCATGATTACTCTGAAAAGAAAATAAGTTTTACTAACGTACATCAGACTTTTACCAGAGCTTATCACACACTAAAAGGTACCTTGTTAAAAGTACCTATGACTACAAATCTAAGTAGGATAGTGTTGATGTCTTCAAAGTATAAAGAGTTAGCAGTAGATTTTGAATGGAACCCAGTCACAGGTATACCACATTCAGTGGGCTTAGCGGCAGGACATGTGGCTGGTGGTTTCTTGTTAGATAACCGAGTCAAGGATGTATTACAAAAAGCTTTTCAAGACAGGACTATGACTATAGTAGGACACAATATTACTGCTGATTGTAGAAAGATGATTAAGTACATAGGTAACAATATTAAATGTAAATTTATAGACACGTTAATATTAAAACGAGAGTTAGATTACAACCATAAACAAAATGGATTAAAACATTTAGCTGACAGATACCTGTTACTAGAGCCATACTGGGATGGTATAACAGTAGATGACTTTCATAAACCTAGTCCTAAATTACTTAAGTATACTGCGGGAGATGCCTGGGCTACATTATTGTTATGGAGTAAATTTTATGAAGACCATACAGATAAGTGGGAGCATATGAATGTGTCCCGGGAAATAGATATGGAGATGATACTCCCTGTGTCGTACATGATAGAAGGCGGTATAAAACTAGACTTAGATAAACTTAATAAACAACGTAAGATACTGAAAGCAAAAGAGATAGAGTTGCTGTCACACTTTGAAACCAAGTATAAATTAAATCCATCTAGCCCATTGCAAGTATTAACTGAGTTACAAAAGAAACATAAAGTTAAATCATCCGGGGTTGAGGTACTAACTAAACTCAATACAGACTTTGGTAACAGGGTGTTAGAGTATAGGAAAGTAAAGAAGCTACTTACAACGTACATAGATAAGATACCAGAGATGTCAGATGAGAATAACATTATACATTGTGACCTACATTTGGGCGGTACTGTGACAGGTAGGATGTCGAGTAGTAAACCTAACATGCAGAATATACCCCCCTCTGTACGTGAGATATTTAAGAGTGTGTTTGACGATGATGGTGTATTGATTACTGTTGATGCAAGTCAGAGTGAGTTGAGATGTCTAGCATATCTAAGTGGCAGTCCGTACTTAATTGAGTCATATAACAATGGTATAGACATGCATACACTTGTGTCTGACTTAGCACAGATTGATAGAAAGAATGCAAAGGTGCTAAACTTTGCTTATGTATATGGTTCATCAGAGGGTGGACTCATAGCACAGCTTATCATGTCGGGTGTACCCAAGAGAGAAGCCGGTAGTGTTGTTAAAAAGTTTATGAACACCATGGCTAAGCTTGGTATCAACAAGTACCAACGAGAGCTACTGGATAAAGCTAAAAAATTAGGGTATACTTATTCCCCATATGGTAGAGTTGGTACAAGATTGAACCCTACTCAAGTTGTTAATTTTCCTATTCAATCTTTTAGTGCCGATTTAAACAAGGAACGTATAATATATATGTTTAACAAGTTTAAAGAGAACAAACTGGTATCACGTATCTGGATGGAATTCCATGATGCAATGGAACTGGATGTATATAAGCCAGAACTAGATACCGTAAGAGAATTATTAGATACGATAGATACTCGTATCCCTGATGTCTTGGGTAAAGGCATAAATTTAACACTTCCGTTAGACGTGAAAGAACACGGACCTAATTGGAAATAGGAGGTTACTATGGGAGAATCGTATGGTTCACCAAGAGCATCACGTACAGGAGGTAGAACTTCTGGTGGTGCAGCAGCTTATAAAAACAATGGTAACTCAGATAAGAAATCTGATTTAGTTAACATTGGTGGTGGCTGGAAGAAAGACTGGGGTTATTCCTGTGTACTACAGATTGGCAATCGTAAGTACAAAGCATTAGCTTTCTGGAATAAATTTAGGGATGGCAATAACCCGCCTGACTTATCATTCAGTCTAAGAGCTGACGAAGTAGATGGCGAAGAATCTGAGCCCTACAAACCAAAAGGTTAAGGAGAGAGCATGGGTATTACGGTAAAAAAGATGGTGTCAGACCCTGGTGAGTTTATTAACGCACTAGAAGATAGCACTGAAATTGTATTGGATGAAGAGTTTGACGCTAGATTTGAAGAGTGGAAAGCTAGAGGTGAGGGTAAGGACCACATGGTTCGTTCCTCTAGTCTTGGTCAATGTATTAGACAGGCTTACTACTCTTACTTATCTGACGTACCTAGAAGTCCGGTTAGTGACCCACTAGCCAGACGTAGAATGTTTCAAGGTTTTGTTAATGAGAATACTATGGGTAGGATTATTGACAAGATGCCTGGAAAAACACATGGGTTGGATAGTATTGAGCAAAATCAATTTCCAATCCATGTAGAAATGGATGCAGATAAACCAATAGGTTTTGCAGCCACAACTGATTTTGTAAAAGAGTTTGAAGATAAAGATGGTAATAAGTATTTGATTCCTATGGAACTTAAATCCACAGATATATACAAGTGGAAAGATTTTACTTATTGGAAATACCACTTAAAACAAATATTGTTATGGGTATACATAGCAAAGCAACTCGGGTACAGAATACCCTATGCTTTGTTACTATATACCAGACGTAGTACGATGGAATATAAGTATTGTATGATTGCAGTAGATACACCTTACGCAAGAATGGACAGGGTTGTAGAAAATTGGGACCATTGGCAGCCCTATATTCACGACCTCGTGAGTACATTAAGAAGCTCCTCGCAGAGTAGAACTTTACCGGCTCTACCAACCGATGTGCCTAAATACATCTGTAACTCCTGTCCCCATCGTAACATTTGTGCGGAGAATGGTACATACTAATGGTTAAACGAAACTACAGATACCAAGCAGGGTATAGATTTGAGAAACGTGTGCATAAACATTTAGCAGAACTTCTTGATAAGATGCCCGAAATAAAGTATTACATTATTGAGTCACGAGGTAGTAAAGGTAAAGCAGATTTAGTCGTAGGTCTATTTAATTCCTTAGATGGAAGCAGGTTTTGGTTTGGTGTGCAATGTAAGAAAGGGTACATCAGTAAACCCGAGATACGTAGGGGTGCATACCTAGGAATGAAAGAACACGGTATGTTTCTTTACCATGCTACCTTAGATAAAGATAAGAAGATAGTAATAACACCAGAGCTTGGTAATTTTACTGCATCAGATATAGGAGGCTTTGAAGGAACTGAATAGAATATATCTACAGATACTACAACGTCTTGGTATTATCTGTCTTATGCAAAAAGACAAATTAGGTACAGGCTTATTCTTACCTAGTATGTTACAAGATAGTAGACTCACACACTTCTCTAAGTTGTTGTCTTTAGTAAATGCAAACTGGAACTCGTTAAATTTGTTTCGATTTTTACCAGATGATACAGACCAACTAATGTTTCTTGAGTGGTGTAATGAGAATCGAATAGAATATCTACAAAAAGAAACATACTTACAACTGTCATACAAAATGACAGGACAATTAGCTCCCATAATTGAACTGCCTAGTATTGGGGTTACGGAAACAATGACAAAGACTAGGATATATTACAATTTAATACCAGATATAGTGATGTCTGTACTACAACAAGTTAGTATGGAGAAAGTTTTTCCAACAAAGTTTCATATGTTTGTATGCACACCTGTATGGGAACAAGTACATGAAGCTATGGAAGAGGCACATACGTGGTATAGATTTGATGGAGGCTCGGATGATAACAGTAGTTAGTAATCTCAGTGATTTGTTTTTGTTAAAACCTTACTGGAGTATATGTGATAACTATGCATCTGTAACAACAGAAGAAATAAAATTTATAATGGAACCTGGATACAGTAATATTAAAGACGCACACTTTCCTAGTTTAATGGCTCTTATAGCTATAGAACAAGCAAAGCTTGTGTTCATAGATGGGTACCATCAGAATTTATTTTATCGTTGTCAAAGATTATTTATAGAAATGTTACGTTACTTATTACCAGATAAACTTGTTATGGAACTAGTACGTAGTAGGGTAATTTATAGACGTGTTGAAACAGAAAATGAGCAAACAAATACAAAGATAGAAATACTAGAAGACGCTAAAAGTCTCGGGTACGATACCCTAGATTTAGGTGTAGTTACTTGGGAAACTTATTCGCAAGAATTGTTCCCTGATTTGTATACGATGACTGAAGTATATAAGAATGAATTAAATTGATAGCAACCTATTAGGGTTTTGTCGTGTCCCTTTCTCCAGGTTGTTATCTCGGGTAGCCTCTTTTTTGATTGAATTTCAGGGGCTACCTGTTTCCTAATGGGTTATTAAGTCCTGACCTGAACTCATCAAGTTTAGCTTCAAGCACTTCTAATTTTTTATCTAAGATAGCCACATCTTTTTGTAGTTGCTCTACAGTGTCACTACCTACAGCAGCAGACACAGCATCTAGCCTAGTGTTAAACTCACCCCAAGCATAGAACCCACCGCCTATAGCAGTGACTACTCCTAAAATCATGGCATACTTTTGTAATATATCTATCATATTATCTCCTTAAAATTTCTAATTCTCTTTCTAATTGTATACGCCTAAGCCTAGCGTTCTCTACTTCACGTTGGTATTTAAGCACAGGGTCATTACCAGACATAGCTATTAACTTATTGTTTTGTTCTGTATATACATCGACTGCATACTCATCTAATGTACGTGTATCTGTATAATTGTTACCTTGATACAGTTGCCGTACATCAAACAAGTTTGCATTCTGGTTAGTGTAAGATGACAAGTCAGCTTGATTCTGAGTCAAAGCTCTTGCTGCAACTACACTTACAATCTGTAATTGTTTACTTACTGAGGCTACAGTAGCTGATACCTTAGCCTCAACATCTGACACATCAACTGAGAACTCTTGTGTTGTTACCTCAACGTCTGCGTCTACGGACGACTCCACTTCAGATTCTTCTTTAACTTCTTCCACCTTGGCTGTGCTAGTCTCAGTAGGTTTGTCTTCCACGACCGACTCTTCTGACTCAGTTGGTATCTCGCTAACTTTAGTTGTTGATGTAGGTTCATTCGGTTCATTGACTTCTTCCTCCTCCATTGCTATAATTTCTTCTTCGGTTACTGTACCCGATAATTCTTCTTGTGTCTCCTCTGGTTCCTCAACTATTTCTGGTCCTCCGAAAACTTGTAGTATCTCTACTTCCTCGAACTCCTCTTCCAGCTCCTCGAAAGCTTCCTCCAGGTTCGGCAAAGGTGTGAGTTCTTCTAGGGCTAGTTCTTCTAGCACTTCGAATTCTTCTATAATCTCTATCGGTATTTCCATTATCGGAATAAATGTCGGTTCTTCGAATTGTTCTTCCCATTCATAAAACTCCTCTATTATTTCTATAATCTCTTCTATAATTTCTGGTTGTACTACTACATTGTCATATGTCATAGTAAGTTTAGCACCAAGCAAGTTAGGTCCACCAAGGTTAGTATTGTAAGTATCATAACCTAAGTCTACACCCTCCCATGCCCAGTAAAATTGATTACTACCTGTACCTGTATGTGTAACACTATCAGTATATTTATGTGCATTACTGCCATATCCTGCATCATTGTTACGTACTTGGTTTACAGTAGATAGTACATTCCCATTCTCATCTAGTATGCTAACAGTAGTAGTATATGTATCTTGTCCTGGCTTAGCTTGACCACATTGCCAGTTAGAGCCTTGGTACTCACAGTTCTGTACGATTGTAGTAGAGTTAAGTGTAACCCCGTTGTTTAGTTTGTCTTGGTCAGTAGTATCATCGCCTGTAGTTATACCTACAAGTGAGCCGGTAACATTGATACCACCGGTACCTGTAGTCTCTAACTCTTGTCCCCAGTTTCTTATGTTACCTGTTGTGTTAAACCCATTAGTTGTAACATTAGGTATAGTAGAATCTACGCTTTGATAATTACTAGCATTGTTAGTTCCGTTAGGTAACAAGTTACCAGTAGTTATATCCTCAGCAAAACAAGCCCAAGCTATTACCATAAAACTAATAAGAAAATAAAACCAACCGAGATAATTAATCTTCATCATCATCATCGCCATACAATTCAAATTCTGTATTGACTCGTTTCTCTAATACTTTCTGTAACCTAGCATCTATACTAGCTCGTCTTCGTAAGTTCTTAATGTACCGTGTATAGTCTGGTCTTTCTACATCATATTTTTTCCACTGGTCTTTAGCCGCCTTACCTATTTGTCCTTCGAATGGACACGGTGTACCTGCATGGTCCATAGCACTAAAGATTCTATCGTCTTGACATAGTATAGCTATAGCTGCAACCCTCATGTTAAAGTCATACAATAGCTTAGATAGTTTCATACGTTCACAATTCTCATCGGTAAAGTATGTACCGGTAGCAACACCTATTCCAGGGACTTGAACACCAGCACTAACACCAACAGTACATAAGTCCTGGGAGTAAGAACTCATACTCGGTGCACTGGCTGTGGGCACAGGTATATCGTTTTTGTTGTTGTTATTGGTGGAGTTGTTATGCGTAGTAGCGTTGGTCGTTGTGGAGGTTGTGCTGTTAGTTTGACCATCGTTGTTGTTCGTAGTTGTGGAGGTGTAACCACCTGATATACTGGTGTTCGTCCCACTTGTATTTGTTTGTGTTGCCGTAGAATTATCTGTGGCATAAGCCGGTAATACTAATAGTAAAAATATCAGTATGTATTTCATTGTCGATTTGTTCTCCTTTTAATATTTGAATTACGGTAGACTGATTGTTCTAAGTAATCTACCTTTAAGACAAGTTCTTTTAATACTAATTCTCTGTTGTTTAACTCTGTGCACAGTTTGTCTAGACTAGTGCGTAATTTTTCTAAGCTAGAATTTAGTCTGTATAATACAAACAAAGCTACAAGTATAGGGAATCCTAAGTTTGTTATAATACTTTCTATAGAACTTAAATCATTCATTTGCAGTTAATTTCCTTAATGCGTCTTGTGTTATAATGCGTTCATTATCGGGTGTAGTACCCGACAAATCAGGTGGTAATTTATCTTTTTCTACTTTACGCCCAGTGCCTTTGTCTTGTAACAATTTGTTCATATCTATAAACCCAGTGTCGGTTATTCTTTCTTGTAAGTTTTTTTGTTTTTCTACTTCACTATCAATAGGTACCTTACATAAGTTTACAACTGCATTTTTACCTAGAGAAGCATAATCGCCTGGCTCAGTAGATTTTACTAACGCTTCTCGTAGTCCTGTCCATCTTTTTGGGTCAACAAATTGGTTTGTAGCAACAGATGCCCAACCTTTTTCGTAACCTTTATGTAAACGTAAGAACTGTTCTTGTTTTTCTAGTAAATTTTTATGTTCTGCAAACCTATTACGTAGTTGGTTACAAAATTGTATTTTATCGTTCTCATTTAATTTGATGTAATCAGCTTCATACAATTCTCTAGCCGCAGAATGTAATGCAATCTCAGTATTATTTGCCGGAGCTAACCCTAATCGTGGGTCATTTACATACTCATAATTACCCTTGGGACCATTCATAAGTTTCTTAGCAAGGTCAAAATAATTTACACCATCATTGTTTTTGTTAGCTAATGTATCAAATAATTCTTTTCGTTCATATCTACTCTTGCCGTTTGCAAATGGTTTCTCTCTCCATAACGTTCTATTAGAATCCGTTGTATTTATTAAAGGATACCTACCTGGGTTAAAATCAATGTCCGCACCTAGAGCTTCTGGGGTACCATATTGTTGAAGTAAACTATCAATTAAACTATTCCATTTTGCAGTTGTTTCAGAACCTCTCCCATTCTCGTGTAGATTCATAGCCTTTACCAACTCAACAATTTGTGCATCACCTACTTCATAACCTAATAACACATCTTCTGGTGCACCTTTTATTCCAGTAAGTTGTTGATACACAGATTGGGTATAAGCCATTACATTATTATCATCTGTTCCAGGAGCAAACTTTTTTATTATTTGATATAAATTACCTTCTTTTGCTTCTATATCTTTGAATAGTTGGTAGAACGAAGCCCTAACTGAATACTCTGCACTGTCCATTATAACAAATTGATGCTTTCTGTCCTGAGCATATGTTTTACCTGACTCACCTATATACCTTCCACTAACCATGTTAAGCATATTGTTTGTATCTGTAACACTAGTTGCACCAGAGGTATCTACACCTGGTTCATAGAAAGGATTTTTGCCTTCTTTTATTCTTCGTTGAGCAGCTTTGAAAGCGTTTGTAACTATATACCTTGGTATATCTTCTAAGAATTCACCTCTATCATTTACTTCTACGTTTTTTAATGTTTGTATCTCACGAAAAGTAATACCAGGATATATAACAGGAAACTCTATACCATCTATTTCCATAGAAATTTCAGTCATAATAGTTTTACCGTTTCTATGACGAACTTTGCCAAACCATCCATCTTGTTCGTTTTTTATTCTACTCATACTAACTCCTTGTTTCGTATCTTATCAATTAACTTAGGGTTGTGTGTTAAAAACCCTGCTAACAACGCAGCCTTACAGTCTACTTGATTCTCTTCTTCTGTGTGTGTATCACATAAGTCATCAAATGCATGTGTTAATTCATGCAATAAAACAAACTCAGCGGTATTGTGTACAGGCTCTGAGCTAACGTAGATACTATGGTCATTGCTAACCCAAAGCCCTTCAACTATTTCACCGTCATCATACACACCCAGCTCTTTTGCTTTGTGTTCTAAGGCATCTTTACTTACAATAATAACTTCAATTGGTCGGTAAAAATCACCTAAGTCTATCCAGTGTATAACTTCCATATTATTTTCCTAATAGTTTTTTTACTTCTTTCATAAAAGTGTCTAGCTCTTCTGGTGTAACTTTGTCGTCTTCAATCATATCTACAAATGTTTCAATGATAACTTTGAACTGACCGTATTTATTCTTAAATAAATATCCACCAATTGACATAGCACCTGTTAGTACCCAGGGTACATAACTCATTATATCCATAATAACCTCCTTGTCGTTTATCTATCTCTCATAGGAACATACTTACCCGTGTTCGGGTCAATTGTTGCCGTATCTAAATCTTGTTGCAACATTAATCTTTCTGCTGCATTTCTTGGTGTCTTTGTAACCTTACCCATACCATGTTTAATGACAAAGTTTTCAATCATTTTATTTGTAATTTCATATTCTTGTGCAATATGTTTTATGTCCATCGTCAATCCTTGAACAGTATCTTTATCTCCTATAGCTTTGGCTCTTTGTATTTTTACTTGTAATCGTACTATATCTTTCATAGCTCGTTGTTGTCTACCTGCAACTGCTTCAGTTAGTTCTGACCTTCTTCGACCACTCTTAGACATTTCATACATAGATTCATCAACAGACTTACCGCCAAGAGCTTTGAAAATACCAGCAGGTAACATGTCCATATAAGAATCTGTTTCTCCACTCTTAAATACTTCGTTATATACATTAGATGGTCGCCCTCTATAATCGAGTGGTGCTACTCCTGCGGGTACTGTAAATAATTTCATCATCCTATCGGCACCTGGAATAAAACTTGATATACTTTCTAAGACTCTAAGAGCGTAATCATGTTCGCCATCAACATACGCTTTATCTCCCGCATTTGAAATTATCTGTTGAGAGTCAGCACTAGTACCGCCCCAATTAAAAGCTCTCATTAGCTTACTTATTTTAATATAAGTGTCACCCATTACTACGTTCATAGCTAAATCTGCAGCCCCACTTGTAGACTTAAGAAATCCAGTACCCCTAGGGTCAAAATGACTTGACATATTTACGGCACCGGCTTGACTGAGGTCTAAACCGGCTATACTTGCAACCCCTGTTAAAGCTAATTTTTCAAACCAACTATCTCCTGATGACCTAAGTGCATATTCTGGGTCAAGCAACTCTGGTACAGGTAATCCGCTACCTAAGTCGGGTACAATACCCCCTTCTATCATAGATGTTTTGTACAACCAGGAATAAAAGTTTAATATATCTCTAGCAAACGGTATTCCTAACCCACCTGCGATAGCACCATAACCTGCAATACTACCTACAGCTGCTTCGTATTGACCTTTTTGTACAAGCCCTGTCATCCTTTCAAATTCTTTAACAGCAAATTTTTTGTACAAGTTATATGCTTTCAAAGTTTGGTTATTCATAAACCCAGTGTTGTTAGCTGAGTTGTATAGATGGTTAGTTTTTTCCTGGAATCTTGTTGCTAAATCTTTCTTAAAGTCACGATTAACTTGATAAGTGTAAGTGTTACCTTTTCCTGTTTTAGTAAAATATTTACCCCTACCGGATTTTGTGTATTTACGTGCAGCAGAGTTTACTATTAACTCCATAGCTGCTTCTTCTAATGGGTTTAATTGACTCATACCTCGTTCTTGTTTTATCATACTTATAATTTTAGTAGAATTGTATGTTTCTTTTTGCCAATTCAAATTAAGTTTATTTAATTTAGTAATTACGTTTGTAAATACTTCATCACTTGCAAGGTATGCTATACGTAAAGCTAATTTTCTTGGTATAATATCACCTTGACGAAACAAAGTAGTAGCCCAATCTCCTATAGCCGCATATTGTTCACCTTTTTTACCAAGCCAACTTTTAGCTTCCCTACCTACATCTGATACATGCGTATCGGCTAACAGTAGAGCATGACCCGAGTCTAAGTTTAAGTTATTTTCTTCGTACAATTGAGCCATGTCTTCAATTTCGTCTCTGTATTTTTTAGGAAATGAATTAAATCTTTTTCGTTTTTGTGCAGTTATAGCTTTTAACTCACCTGTTTGAGCAGCAGGGTTGTTCATAGTTATGTAATCACCTACATCTCGTCTGAAATTTTGTCCGTTGTGTTTGGTAAAATGATTCATTAGATATTTACCACCGGCAGCTGGACCAACAGAAGTTACAGCCATACTAGTTTGAATTAAAGCAGCCATTGGGTTGATACCAAACTGAGTATAATAATTCATAGTGTTATTAAAATTAACTACTTTACGAAAATCAAGGGGTTCTTTTAGTTCATTTATGCCTTGTATCTTTCTAGCTCGTGTAGCTAATTCATTAATAGCTTTGTTTAACATTTTTATTGTAGGAGACGGTCTTCCTAAAGCATCATCAATTTGTGTAGTTACGGTACTTATATAAGCTGATGCATCTTGTATACCGTCTTTTGCTAATTCTGGTTGTTTTCTTAAATGAGCTATAACAGAATCAGATTCAGCTGTAGGTTTAATCATTGCTATGTGTCTAGCTAAACGATTCATATAAATACCTAAAGCGGTAACATGATTTTGTTCGTAATCTGGACGTAAGCCTAACCTTGGTTTTGACATACTTGGACCTGCTACAAATGCATTGTGATAAAAAGTTTTGAAATCAAAGTTCCCTTCATTTAATAATTTTTTTACTTGACTATGATTCATAGCTGTAAGCTGGTCTGTGTCATCTAATAGTAATCTTAATCGTGAAGATACTTCGGGCTGTCCTGTTGCATCTACTCGGTCAATTGGTCTACCATTTGGACGGAATGTATACACAATGTCTTCACCCTTTTTTAACTTCATTTTTTCTACATGTAAAGACATACTGTAATGTAAATTTTCTAATGAATGTACTTCGTTGCTCTTGTCTAAATATCTAATAGGAACTTTTTGAGCCGGTAATAATTTACCTGTTTTATCTTTTATAGAAAACATAAGAGTATAAGTTTCCTGATTGTTTAAGTTAAAGATTCTTGGAAAATAATTATCTCTTCTTTCTATTTTTTGTAAACCTGCCATACCTTCTCGCCAAGGTATCTGTTCACCTATATCATCAAATACTGTACCTTTAGCTACCTGTGCTTGTATGTCGTCAATCATTCTATTGTATTGAGCAGCATATTTCCAAGTTAAATCATAGAACTCAGTTAAAATTTCTTGTACTTCTTTTGGTAAAGCATCTAGGAATTTTTGTTTAGTAGCTAAGTAATCTTCATTTTTTTCTATACCTTTTCTCATTGCATTAGTTTCTAGTTTATCTAATCCAACAATAGCATCATCTACAAATCCTATTAAACTTTTATCACCAATAACTTTACTTCCAATTCTTTCCTCTAATGCTTTAAGTTTATCTTTAACAAAGGTTTGATAACCATTCAAATCTGTATCTAATGGACCACCTTTCGAAGTAAGTCTTTGTAAAAATTGTAATGCATCTGATACAGATTTATTTAAGGCTACCATGTAATCTGTGCCAGAATCCTGGAATATTTTATTTTGCCCTTTTAGGAAATAATCATATACATGTTTTTTAAGAAAACCTGGAACGTAAACATTGCCCAATTCTGGGTTTAATTCTGGTACAGGTTTGTTTGAAAAAATAGGGTTTTGTATTTTATTTGTTTGATTAATTACATTTAAGATTTGAGATTGAGTTTGGTTTTGTAACATCACCTCTTTCAACACACCTCTAAGTTCTTTCTGCCCCATAGCCCTGTATACTAATAACAAATTAGAAAAGTTTGAATTCGTAGGTATAAGAAATTCTTGTAAACGCCTATCTCTAATTATTTCTTGAGCAAGTAATATTTCAGCTTCCTGTTTTCCTTTCTGTGTTTTCTTTTTAAGTAATTGTTCTATTCGTTCAGTCATAGGTGTATACACAGATGCAAACTCTTCGTTTGTTTTACCAGGTTTGTTCATACGTTTTTTTAATTTTGCCATAAATCTTGGTAAATCATCTTCAACCATACTTTGTAATGCTTTGAATAAACTTGGTTGTGTTCTTTGTAATGCATTGGCTGATAACCTAGTGCTTTGCATTAAAGTAGTAATAACTTCTTCAATATCTTGGACAACCGGATGAGTGTTATTTGAAGTCTTAATGTAGTTTCCTACAAATTTTTGGTAAGCTTTCATTAATTGATAATCTTGTAACTTGGTTCCCTTCTTAATACTTTTTACTTGTTTAATCATACTTGCTAAATCATCAGCAAAAGTTTCTATTCCTAATTGTCCTTCTAGTAATTTGTTAGTTGAATTAAATTCAGAAATCATTTTGATACCTTTATTTAATTGAAGCATGTTATCAATTACATCCAGTCTATTACCCATACGTTTAACAGAATTAGTTTTTAATTCACCAAATAATTCCTGTAATCTTTTCATACTGTTTGCAACTGTATTTCTTGCTCCTGGTGTGCCTAATTTATAAAACTGGTCTACTAATTTTTCTTGTGCTTTTTGCATTGCTTTTTCTTTTTTAGCTAATCGCTTAAAGTTACCAGGACTTAAATCTGTTGGGTCTAAACCGTAATGAGCTAGTAAAGCTCGACTCTTAATGTTATCAATAAATTCTTCTGCTATCTCTTTTAAGTTTCCTTGAGTTGCTTTACCGTTGTTACCGTGTTTACCCGTTAATGCTTTTTGTCCTTGAAGTATTTTTGTATTTCTAGTAGTTTTAGCTCCATTGTTGTACAATTTTTTTGACATAAACTTTCCAACATTTTTGTTACCTTTTGACATTGCAGTAACAAGCGGATGTTCTAATATATACAATAAATCTCGTGTAAGTTCTTTTATTTCTCGATAATTCAAAGGAAGAGCTATGTCCTTACCAGTTGGTGCAGCATGTTTTTCAGTAGTTTTACGCATTAATTTGGACTCTGTTCTTTTAATTACGTTAATTAATTTGTCGTTTTTATTTAATCCAAATGTTCGTGCATAATCTTTTACGGCTGTAAGTAAGCGAAAATCTCTTTTAAGTTTATTTGCTGCACTGTTCAATCCTTTTTCTTGTATCAAATAGTTTATATCTGTGAGTAGGTCATCTCCTTCTCGGAACTTAAGGTTTTTATTTGTTAAACCTAATGTCCGAATAAGAAAATAATATGTCTCTTCGGGAATTATTGCAGTTTGAAAAAACGGTGACACTCTTAATTTGGCATGTTTTTGGTATCTATAATGGGGTTCTTTGAACTGCGTCTCAAAAGCTAGTGATTTTTTTTCTTCAACAATTTCTTTCAGATTTACTCGAGCATTGTTAATCTCTTTTTCTCTCGTAGCAAATTGTTCTACTTTTTCTTTAGTAAATCCTCTTGTTTTTTTAACGCCACTAAAATAATCATCCCATCTTTTTTCTAAGATAGCTAAATTTTCTGCGTCTGTTTTATTAGCGGACACACCCACTGCACTATTCCATTCTTTTAATCTTGTTTCACCCATTCCTAGTTTTTTCTTATTTTGTATTTTTTTATTCAAAGCTGTTTTGAACATACTTATTAAGGAACTTTGTCCTGTTGGGCTACCTGTAGTACCTCCTGCGGTAAACAAATCTCTAATAAGTTTATCCCCATTGTAATACGCACTATCTAATTCATTAATAATTGTTTTATGTAATGCTTCTATAGTTTCTGGACTATATTGAAATCCGCCTTTATTAAACGACATTAACAATGGGTTAACAAATTCATTTATTATATTATCAAATTCATCTAAGGATTGTTCAAATACTGTACTTGCCCGTGCTTTATGTTCTTTTTCAATTTTTTTATTTAACCTATTAGTTGTATTTTCTATTCCGTTAATAGTAGAAATCTTAGCATTTTTTGGTAAAGGTATATCATGGTTATTTATTATTGCACTTATTTTTTTCAAATATACATTCGTAGCTTGTACAACTCCTTGTTCTACTTTTTCTATCAACATATTTATTTCATTAAATACACCTTTGTTTTCTGTTTTAAGTTGTTTAATTTTATCTAAGAAAGCTACGGTTGCTTCGTCTCCTCCAGCTGCAAACCTAAGTTTTTCTAATTCTTTTTCTGAGGCATTCATCATTTCACTGATAGTTTTTAAGTTAAGAGGTTTACCATTTATTTCTAAGGGGTTGCCATCTGGAGATACTATTGACCCGTCTTTTGTAGTGCCAGGAATATTTGGATGTTGTTTGTTTGTATTTCCGATTAATTTATTTTTTCCGTATTTATAGGCAGTCTTGAATCCTGGAATTAATATATGATTAAATGCTAGAGGATAACCTCCTGCATAAAGAACACCATCAATCCATGAGTGATTAAGTGATTTCCATATTCCTGTTTCTAATCCAAAAGCTAGTGCTGTATCTACCGCAGCTTGTTGCGAACCTAGAGTCTTAGCCGTTGCATCAGATAAACCTTTTAGTCCTGGTACATTTCTTACTTTATTTAATTTGGAAGCTACATTTGCTACAGGTGTAGTTGCACTAATTAAATTTCGAGCTACTAACGCACCGGCTACCTTACCACTTCCAGCTTTTGACATACGCCATACGCCATAGAACTGTGTAAGTTCTCCCATTGCATAAGCTGTAGTTTCCAAAGCACTTTCAACAGAATTGTAAGTGCCCATTTCTTTTCTGTAACGGTCTCGTATTTCTTTATCCGGTATCTGATTAGTAGTAAGACCTTGAAATAAACCAGAATAAAGTGATTGAAGCATTGTTGGGTCATAGTTTGTTGATTGGTCCATGTTTGGAAAGGCTGAATCTAACCAACGAGTCAATTGTTGTTTGTTAGTCCAATCACTACTTACAACATAATTTCGAAACTTACCAAGTAATGAGCCTTCTATTTTATTCGTGTTTACAGCTAAGTCATCATCTGTATCATCTTCAGTTTGCGGAAATATTATTTCAGGATTACCAGAGGTATTACCATAAATACCTTTGTCTGTACTGTTAATCAGATGATTGTCTAATAAATTACCATAGTCTTTACCGGGTGCAGTACCCGAAGACTCTTGTTTAAGTTTGTCCTGTTGTAATTGTTTTAATAAAAGCCTACTCATCCTATCTCCTGTTTACGTGTATGATATCTCACTCAAAATGTCTTGTTCGTATTTTGGGTCTATACCGTTTTCTTGTAAAAATGATTGTAAATATGTGCCTGGGTTTATACCTAAAGCTGACAGTTGTGGAAGTTGTGCAGATATTACTGTCGCTATTGTTGTCACATCAGTTGCTGTTAACTCATCTGTTACATCAGTGTCTAAGTCTGGTTCATCGGGTGTTTCTGCTGTAGCAAACTCTAGTCCTGTAGTATCTCCAATCCCCATAACCATACCACCTGTAGTGTCAGTCTTTCCTAATGCTTCATATAATTTAATTAAAGCATCTGTATTACTACTTCCTGGGTGTACTTTTTTAATTAGTTCTTTTTTATCCGCAGAACTTAAACCTACTAATTCAGTAGCTATAATCTTAGAAGCATCTTCATCAGAAGAATAATAAGACTTAGCTGTATTATTAGCGTATAAATTAATTGAATCTGTATTTATTGTAGTAGTTTGATTTATTCTTTTATCTTTAATTTGATTTCTTAAAGCTAGAAACGGTGCAATTTTTTCGTATAATTCACCTTCTATTGTTTTCTTTATTTTTTCATTTCTCGATGTTGTTCTTTCAAATTTTTCCCCTTCTATTTTCGGTATGTTTGATTTAGCTAATGCTGCTTCACTAGAAATTACACCAATAAAATTGTTAATTTGCAGTATGTCACCTGTAAGTAATACTTCTTCAAAAGCTTCTGATAAATTAAATCCTAATTTTTCATTAAGAAAATCTAAGTCATAAGTACTTACAATACCATTGAAAGTAGCTGAAGCGTTATCAAAATAACCGTATTTATCAGTTGCTAATACTTCATTTGAAAAATCTAATTTTTCTTTATTTTTTAAGTCTGCTGCTGATTTAGCTGTTGCAACATACTCTCCCATTTCTAGATTAAGATTACGTACATATTGTTCAAAGGTTAAATCTGCTGTACCGTCAATTTCCATTTCTTCTTTGTATTTCTCATATCCTTGTACCTGCATTTGGGCTCTTACTGATGCATCTTTATCCAGTAATGTTTCTGCTGAAGCCATTAAAAAATTTTCTGTATCAGCTACTCCTAACAGTTTACTATTAACTCCGCCATCAGATGTAAGAATCTCATTTTTCATAAAATCAACAAGCATATTTATACCTTCAAGTCTAGTTATTTGACCTTGGTTTATTTGATGATTAATTATACTAAGTTGACCTCGAGTTATATTTTCAAACTTATAACCTTTGAAAACTTCCTCATCGTCAAATGCTAATTCTCCTGTAGGTTGACCTTTGAAATCTTTTTCATCTACAGTTTCAATTTCAGTTTTACCTATGGATATAGGAATATCTGCGTAGCTTAAGTTTTCTGGAATTCTAAATATAGGTTTGCCATCTTCATCTCTAATTATTGTTCCCGTACCTGTTTCACCCGATGAAAATATTGTGTAGTTTAAGGCACTTCTTGGTTTAACAAATCTGTCTTTACCCCTTATTGAAAATCCTCCGGCACCATCTGGAGGTGTAACATCATAATGTTTCTTTTCAAATTTATCATTGTTTTTATTGTATTGTGTTTTTGCATTATTAACATCTGTTGTAGTTTGGTCAGACGGTTGAGCCCCATCATGTAATGCTATAAGTTCTCCTATTTGGTTAGTTCTCTCTATATCAGTTAAGGCAGCATTGTCTTGAATTGCTTTAATTTGAGGACCAAACACAGGGTCATTTGCAACGCTGTCGATACGTTTAGCAATATAAGCTTTCTTAGCATTTATCTGACTTGTAAGTGCATCTACTGAGCTTATACCTTTTTCTATAGCAAGTTTTGCAGTTGGGTCATCAACACCTTCATTAATTCCTTCAGCTATACCTACACCTGGATTAGTCATTGTTGTTACGTCAGCCCCATAAATACCAGAACCACCTTTACTTTCAGCCCCTGTATTTAAGATGTCATAATTTTCATCAGCTCGTGCTACACCAATACCAGTTCCGGAAGTTTTATCTTTGAGTCTTTCTAGCTCACCTCTAGCCATTTCAGATACTGCACGTTGCGATTTCTCTTTGTCAGATGGAAAGTTTACGCTTATCCCGCCTATATTAAAATTTTTTAATTTTATGCCCATAGTATTATCTCCTTAACCACCTATGCCAATACCAAGCTGAATTGGTTGTAGATTAAATGAGCTACTTCTAGCTGATGATGTTCCATAAGAACTTCCTGGTCCAGCTGTAGCCATGTTACCCATAAATGTGTAAATAAATTGTTGTGTTCTTTCTTTGTTTTGTTCGACTTGTCTTTGTTCATCGACTGCTATACCAAACAGTTGCATCTGTTGTTGGTTCATTGCTAACTGCATTTGAGTATGTGCATTTATTTTGCTTAATTGTTTTGCCGATTCAAGTTCTAACATTTTAATATTCTTAGATAAAGTTAAACTTTGTTGTTGCTCTCCTCGTTGTAATAAATCTGATAGTAATGAAACACCAGTTTGTCTAGCCTGGTACAAAGTACCTAGGGCTTGAACTCTTGCTTGAGCTAGTTGAGCATTTGTATTCTTAGCTATATCTAGAACTCCATCTTTAATTGCATTTAGTGCAGCACCTGAAGTAGCTATACCTTGAGCAGCAAAATCTCCAAGAGTTGCTTTTAATAAATCTTCCCCTTGGGTTGCAGCTGTTTCATATATAGCAGTAGATAATTTATCTAACTCAGCTTCCATACCTGCGTCTGTACTATCGTCAAAAATATTTATCATAAATGAAGTCATTGCATTTGGTAATCCTTCAAATATTTCTGTCACTTCATCTTGTAATGGAGTTGGGTCTGGTAATGTCATTGCACCGTCTGCTCCAGACATTCTATATATTTCTGACATTTGTTCTGAACTTGCCGCAACTGGGTCTTGCACCATGTTAATTACATTTGAAGTAAGTTGTCTAGTTTCTTCTGGTAGTTCTCCTGCTTCATACTTTGCAAAGAAGTCCTTATACTTAGCATCATCAAAACTAGGTAAGATAGATTCTGCTTGGTCTCTTAACTCTTGTTCAGCAGATTCCACTCCAGTAGATAGCTCTTGGTTAGCTCTTACTCCACGGTCTAATCTAGGGTCTTGACTACTTGCTATAGGACCTGGTGAACCTGGTAATGCAGATTTTCTTGGAGTTGTTAACGTATCAAGATAATCTTTAGTACTATCATAACCTTGTGCTACACCATAACCAACTTTTCCCCCATCGGGTCTACGCAGTGCACCTTCTCGTGTACCACTTCTATCAGTTATAAATCCTCCTGTATTTGTACTTCCCGGAAAGAAAGCCTCTTGTATCATATTAGAGTAAAATGATTGTTGTGAACTTGGTCCACTAACTGACATTTGTCTACTCCTTGATTTACTTTTACCACCCATAATGTTCTCCTACTTCATCTGCATTTATTTCATATATAAATACTGACGGTTTTTTATTAAATAATTTTTCTATTAATCGTTTTGTTCTTCGTGTTCCTTGTATCTCAACTTTTCTAGAACTAAATCTTTTACAAAAGTCAGCAATACGTTTTAACCAAAATTTATACCTAGCTCTATATGCTTTATCTATGTATATAAATTCTAGATATAAATGCGGGTTCGTGTACCCGGATGTTACCATCCTGTAACCTATCATCCCAATAGGGTTTGAACCCCATCCAAATTCTGTTAGTACATGCCAAGCTAACCCCTGCATAATAATTTCACGAGTCTGCTCTGGCTTTACCTCATCCATGTATTTGTCTATGTAATCTTCAAAGACATCTACCTGTTCTTGCATTCACATTCCTCAGTACAGTTACATTCTAGTAATTTCCTATATGTAACTATAGCTCCTTGTAAATAAGCTACAGAAGCTTTTGCTTGTTCAAACTGTTTTTCAAGCTCTTCAACCTCTTTTAGCTGTTCTTCTTTTTTATTGCATTCACAATTCATGTTATACCCTCATCTCTACGGCAATAGCATTGCCAGTAATTTCTACTGATTTTTTGTTATACCCTATACCACTTGAAATATTGTTGGTAGTAAAATCATTTATTTGCAAAGTGCAGGTATAGACTGTATTTGCAGCACTACCAAGACTACCATTAGGACTTACATCAATTGCCGCCAATGAATGACCGAATTGATTAATAATACTGTTATTATTTGAAGCAGTACTACTTCCGCCCCGTAACACTCCTTGAGCTAATACAGTAGACCCTTTTTTTATTTTAAGTGTTGCATCAAAATTTAGTATTTGCATAGTTATACCTGTTTCATTAGGTACATCTTTTGCTAAAACTATTGGATTAAAAAATATTAAAATATCACGCCCAATACTACTTACTGTTAACTCAGCTACAGTATTCTCACTTGAAGTAACAGTAGCACCTTGTTTAAATCCTGTTGCAGTGGGATGGTCACCACCCACTAAAGCAAACTCACCCGATTCATTTGAAGCCAAATCCGGAGTAGCTACAGTTTGAGTTGTAACAGCTCCTTCAGTAATATTACCTGTAGTTACAAGACTTCCCGTAATTGCCAAAGTTGAGTTATCCCAGTAAATATTGTTTCCACCAGAAGGACCAAACCTAAATTTGCCATCGTTGTCAATGTCAATAGTTTGAGTTCCATCTGCCTTAAAGCAATCTAAGCCTGTAGATGTAAACTGTATCCTTGCCCCACTAGCTGCCGTTCTAAATATATTACCTGTCATTGTAGTTCCTGTGATAGTAGCTCCGTCAATACTTCCTGCTGTAATACTACCCAGGTTAGCTGTAATAGCTGACAAAGTTGTTGCTGATATCTCATCTGCTGTTACCGAGTTTGCTGCTAGTTCAGTTGCTGTTATAGTTCCTGCTGCAATTTGAGTTGCTGTTATTGAGTCCGCAGATATAATACCGCCATCTATAAACACACTACTACCTGTTTGAAACTTCACTGTACCACTTGCATCCATAACTTGTATACCGTAGTTATTAGTACCACTGCCTAACTTACCAAGTTTAACCCTAGTTTGTACAGGGTCCTGTGAATCTTTTATTTCTATTGTATTACTTGGACCATTTAATGCTATTTTACTTTCAGCTCCAACATATACGTTATTTGTAAACTGTGTGTTAGATGAAATTTTTTCTGCTGATAAATCAAATATCTGTTCATTGCCTACTAAGAATTCTGATTGTACTGCTAGTATAAAATCTAGTAATGCAGAATGCTGTGATTTTAAGAATGTAGGTAATTTAGTATCTACATACTCTAAGTATTCTCCAGCTTTGAATACAGGCGGACTAGGTAAAGCTACATCATCAAACTTACTGTAAGCCACTAACTATCTCCTCCTGATTCTACATCACAGACAAACTCTGATACACTTGTAAAGTTTGTAGCTTTAATTGTTATGTATCTACCAAATTCATTGAAGTCTGCTCTAGGTGCTTTACCATCGGTATCTGTAATTGTTTCGTTTGTATATGTAGGACTGTCACTTCCTAAGTCTGCTACACCTACTGATATAGTTGTACTGGCAGGTGTTGCATCAGTTTGTACTCGAGTTACTTGTACATAGTCTGTAGGTTGCGTACCTTCTGTTGGAGGTAAATCGTAGTTACCATGATATGCTCTAGTTGCTAAAGTACTTGCAATAGCTGCACTTATATCTGTTCCAGATGTATCTCTTTGATGTACTCGACCACTTGCTGCTCCGTAGTAAACCTCGGGTACTGTAACCGTACGGTATTTGTAAAAACCAGAGAAAGCGGATTGAGTAGATTTACTCCACACATTATATTGATAATTCCATATTAATACTGCATTAGGTATCTCACTACTACCTGTTGGATAATGTATATTTACTTCTCTGTTTTTATGGTCTGTCCAACAATACACATTGTTTTTCCATGTAAAATTTAAGTTTGCAAACATATCATTAACAACTGTGTTATCACCTACTGGTTCTACTGCCGAGCCGTTAAATAAATATATACCATCATTACTTACAAATAAATGCGAGTTCGGTACATCTGTTACTGCTTTAGGTCCTATAATACCAATTTGTTGTCTAGCTTTTGGTACAAAGAATAACGGACTGCCTTGGTCTTGTAATGTTACTACACTATCTGATTTATATACTGCTATCATATTATGACCTAATCTTCTGGCTGATATAATAGGAGCCATAGAATAATCTAAGTCTACAAAGTTTGTATTAGATATTCTGTCATAATCTAAGGAATCCGTGTACAGTACCCGATAAGGTACGGCACCGTCAGTACCATCAGTTACATTAAAAAATAATAATCTAGAATTAAATGCTATAATATTTTTTGCTAAAGTAAGGTTTCTACCACTGCTACTTGTATCCCACGATACCGCAGTAAAGTTACCTGTAGTAGATACTGCAGGTGCATTCTTACCATCTACTCTATAAATAGAATTATTTATTTCTGCAAAGAATACTTTATCACTAGTTGCTCTAGTAACGCCTTCTGTTATTAAACTTGTATATGCACTACCGTTCCAGCTATATATTCTAGCCTCAGTAGCAACTAACTGTCTTGCAGCCCCGTCATGTCTTAATTGGTCTGTTACTTCTATTACATCAGATGTTTCTGTTGTTGCAGCAAGTTGGGCATAACCATCTCGTTTAGTCCATTTACCATTCCTGTATACACAATCTGTAGCAACTGATAACTGGTTCTCACCTATTAAATGTGATGGTACAGATAAATTTAACCCACCTGATAAATCTTTTATAAACCGTTTCATAAACTTCCCTCACCACTAACTTCTGTAAAATCACTGCTTGATGCTGCGGTTACTAATGACATGTCTGTACTTGTAGGTGCTACTACTACAGACCAATCTTTGAATACTACAAATGAAGTGCCTATTGTTATAGCATCTGCCAGTCCTGTACAGTTTGCTTGTAATGTACATTTTTCTGTACCAAATACTGTAGGGTCAGATAATCCCGTAGTGTTTGCCTGTAACTTGGATACTTGTGTACCAAATGCAAATGGGTCTGCTAATCCTGTGTTACTAGCTTGTAGCTTAGCTGTAGCTGTACCCAGTGCCATAGCATCGGATATACCTGTAAGAGCTCCAACTGTTATCTTGTCAGGTAAAAATGTATGTATGTGACCAGCAGCTGTAAACGAAAAGCTACCAGCAAAACTTCCTAATGCCATTTACTCCACCTTATATAATCTATATGTGTATGCTCTATTTGTTCCACCTGTTTTTTCTATTGTCCAAGTAAAATTTTCTGTACTTGTTATTGGTGGAAAATGATACAATGGTTCATCTTGTGCACCACTAAATGTATCTTTAATCATTACTCTATCATCACTACCAGCAATTCTAACTTTAATTTTAATTACTATGGTATCTCCAGTAGCGTTGTTAGTCATATCTAAATAACCTGTATATGCTGCATCATCTGTAACAGCTGAACCTATTGTTTGTTCACTACCATCGGTAGTAACAGTACCATTTTGTATTGAACTTACTGCCATTAGTCTGCCTCCGCTATTGTATTACCTGCTTCTACCCATGCTAGTAATTGCCTGTAATCTTTATTTTGTGTAGTTTTAGGTACAGTAGATAATACACCATCTGTGTAAGTTACCCTGTACTCATTGAGTTCAGTATCTGTATATTCATCTTTAACTTTTTTTGCTGACTGTATTGTCCTTGCCATTATAGTTCTGCCTCCGCTGTATAGGCATAGTAATATGCCTCACCATTCTCAAATGCACTTGATTTATTTGCAAATAAGAACCCTCTATCCATAGTATGCTGAGCTGCTACCCCTGTTACTTTAGCCCCTACATGAATCGGACCGTATACAGCACCTGCAGTGCCGTCTTGATGGTATATAGTATACGTTGGTGTAGCTCTTTTTAATATCCTAAGCTGTATACCATCTAGGTTACCAACAGTACCACTAAACGTACTACTTGCATTACCATGTACTACTTTCTGTCCTTGGTACTGAGAATCTTCTCCCCATGACATACTGGTTTCATAATATCTTTCACAGTCTGCAATTGTTTGTTGTATAGGTTGTCTTTTGAATCCGTTAGCTGTTGCACTTTTTTCAAGTTGTACATCTGTAATATATAAGAAATCACCTGCATCTGTATCTGTAACTCCTGACCATATAAATACTATAATGTTTGCTCCACTACTTGTATCTACTGATACGTTTTCTATTTTGTATTCTGCCCATGATGTTGTAGGATTAAGGTCAGCAGCTGTATTCTCATAGGTAGCATTAGTAATTAATGTAGGCACAGTTCCTTCTGCTTCCCACGCATTTACTATATCACTTGTTACACTATCGGCTGTTCCTGACCATGTTACTACTGCTGCTCTAAGGTCATCTAACTTACCACTCCCTGCTACCTTAGCATGAAACTTTAAGCTAACTGTACCACCTATACCTTCATGACAATTAACATTTTCTATTATCTGAGCTATGCCAAATTTTTTATCTACTGTTTCTACATCTAGTCTTATACTCTTAGCACTACCACCATCTGGTCCATCAGTTTGTTGTGTAACATCTACAATGTTGTCTCCATCTGATAATAGTATCCATCTATCTAATGTATAACTATCATCTGCATTTGTTGTAACTGATACGTCATTAACTATTGCATCTGTTATAGTAATACCTCTTTGTGCTACAACCATGTCACCATTTATAATCATGTTGTAGTCTGCGTTACTAGTACCACCACCACCAGCTTCTGCCCAGGTTAAACCACCTGTATCTCCACTTTGTGCTGTTAACATATATCCATTACTAGGACTATTAGATACTTTTAAGTTTGCTTCATCTACTATATTATCTGCTATTACTGTAGCTCCGTCTGCTGTGGATGTAACCTCACCGCTATGATTAGGGTGAGTATATGCGTTAGCTCCATCAGCTACGTTAATCATTGTACGTAAATTAGCTGGTGTAATCTCTTCAATTACTCCTGCACTTGCTGAGTCTCTACCTAGTATTCTATCTGTAGCAGATACGTTTTGTATCTTAGCATATGTGACAGCATCATCTGCAATTTCATCTGTACCCACAGCATTGTCTGCAAGATGTTCATTATCAATACTAGTTGCAGCATAGTGCTCACTATCTAGTGAGTCATCAGCTACTTTTGTACCATCAATTGCATCAGCTTCAATCTTAGCTCTTGTTATCTTATTACCTGCTATTGCCATTATGCTCTCCTTCTTTTTTTAGCTGTTTGTGCTGAACGCCTAAAATTAGCAGCTGTTGGTGCTCCTTTACTTCCAGGCTTTCTCATTTTTTCTCCACTACCT